CTCTTGTGATATGAGGTCTGATATCATCGTTGTTGATTAAGCAAAAATGATTTGCAGTTTCAGTAGTTTCAATTAATGCTTCGTCTAGCATACCGTACTCGTGTGTACGTCTAACAACAAAGTAATTAAGTGATACTTCTCTAATAAACAAACCAAACATAATTGTACCACCTGCATTTAATCTTGAATGACAAGCAGTTAAAATGTCTTGTAAAATTTCAGGATCTACATTAGCACTTTTCATATACATGATGATTAAATCAAATTTTTCATCATCATTAAAAGGTAATGCTTCGTTGATAACTCCGTTTGGATTATTCATTTGATTGTGATGATTCCACATGCGGAAATCAGCAGTTGGGAATTCTTCAGCACCTGAATCTAGTGCCTCCTGGTCATAATCAAAACATACATAGTTTGCTTCTGCAACTTCATTTTCAGGATCTTTTAAAAGTGTTCCCGCATTACCCCAAAGTTCTAGTACTCTTGCAGTACTTAGATCAATATCAATGTTAGATGATTGCAGTGTGGTTGCAATATATTTGTGTTTAGGTATGTATGCTTCAATGGTCATAGTGTGTTCCCTGTGTTAATTTACTAGTATTTATTTACTCGTCTAAACGATGACCTCCATAATTGGCTATATCGTTTTCTAAATCTTGGGGGTTTATTTGTACTGGTGGGTATATCTGTGGGAAAACATGACAAGGACAGTTCTGCGAAGAGCCTGCACGTTCTATAACACCTGTTTCGATGTGTCTATACCAACTGATGCCTGCATTTGCTTTGTGTAAATTTGGATCATTTACAGTGTCCGGTATTTGTTCTAGACTATCTGTTGTAGCAATTTCTTCCCAATCCCATTTTTCTTGCACACTTGCAGGTTGTCCTAATCTATTTACAGCAATTAAATCTGTAAGATTGTTTACTCCGTTACCTCTTATTTGTCCAGCATCAACTACATTACCATCTTTTTCTCTGTAAGTAGTAACAAAATGTCTTTCACCAACTTCCGGAAATCTAGCAATAATCCATTCTAATTCTTCGGGCCACTCGTCCTGTTCACATGCAGGAGGATTATATTCAAATCCATGTGACCAATCAGGTTTATCTGGATATTGCTTGATTAGTTTAACGTGTTCTCCTTTACAATATTTGTCGATGTTTTGACCACCATCAAACGTTACATAAGTGAAATCACCCAGTGTTAATGTGAGTTTATTTTGGGAATGGTCGACTACCCAGTCCAGTTGCATTTTACACCCCTGATGGATTTAAATCGTCTTTGTCTTCAGGATCTTGTGGCTTTTCTTCTTCAGGTGCATACATTTCACCTTCTAAGTAATGTTTAGCAGAACCAATGTATTCTCCTGCTTTAACAATTTTACCTTGCCACCAATGTGGGAAATCTCCGTCAGGTAATTCACCTAACATTTTGTAAAGTTCTACACTGTACTTGCCTATTTTATATAGTTCTTTTCTCATCATGTCTGATTCATCATCAACATGACCTACGGCAACTTTTCTTACTTCATCTTCTGTTAATTCAATACCTGCAAGTTTTTGCATTCTTTGAATATCTTCGGCATGCATAGCCGCCATGTGCTTTTTATATTTTGCACTGCCTTTTTTATGAGGTGATTTGCCTTCTTGTGGAATACCTTTGGCTTTCATTTCTTCACCTTTGTCGTCAAAAGCAGAGTTTACACTAGGAACCATATCTGGTTCTGCTTTTCTCATTGCTTTTTCTTGTGCGTATTCTCTTTCAAGTTGAGCCATTTTTTGTTCAACTTGACCTAATGTAAGTTTTGGATATTTTTGCATCAACCAACCATAGAAGTTACCAATACCAAATTGCTTGCCTTTGCTTATTTGGTCGTCTCTTGCTTGAGCTCTTTTCATTCCTGCTGATTTAAAAATACCTTTATCCATTTTAAATACCTGCTAATTTTTTGATTTCTTCTATATGTGAAGATGTTTCTTCAACACTTTCGTATTCTTTGCGATCTCTGTTGTTGATTAACTCTTCCACATAACCTTGGATAACTTCATCTCTGTCATCGTCCATGTGTAAGTTATGGTCTCTGCCATACTCACTCATTTCCATATCAAGTTGTTCAGGAGTCATTTTTAAATGACTTGCTAATGCTTCTTCGCCACCCTTTTCGTATGCGTCCATCATGTCTTGATACATTTGGTCATCTTCACTTGGCTCACCAAATGGAGCACTTTCGTCCATTTCTATATCATATTGCTTACACAAATCTTCGTAATCATCTGCATACTCTGGGTGCTTAGAACAAAATTCTTTTTTAGACATGTCTTGTAAATCCATAAGAATGTCTTTCACTCTGCCTTCTTCGATACCATAGTCTGCTCTGATATCTGTTAAATCTAGTTGAGGAAGTTCCTGTTCTACAGTTTCAATCATGCCTTTCTTTTTAGCAAAAGATAGCATGTTTTCTAATCCTTCTGAGCCTTGGATTGCACTTTGGAATTTTTCTCTAGGTGATTTTTCTTCTCCGCCTCTTTGGCTTGGTAGCATTTCAAACATTCTTTTTAATGCTCTTGCTTCTGCAGGACTAATCTCAATCTTCTTGCCGTCATCTGTTTGTACAGATGTAACAGGTTTAAAGTTTTTGATTTTCATTTCTTCTGCATCTTTCTGTGCATCTTCACTATCAATAACTTTACCTAACTGATTAATCATATTATCTTGTGTAAACCCTGGAGCATATTCTTCATCATCTTGCTCATCTTTGTCTACATCAAACTCAACAGGTGCTTCTTGTAAACCTGCTAATTTTCTCATAATGTCCATTTCTTCTTTCATAGTATCACCTAAAATTTTGTTTTTGAACAAAGCAAATATGTTCTGATTAAATTTTCCAAAGTATTTTTCGAATACTTCCTTTTGCCCTTGTTCACTTCCAACACTTGTGAATGCATTTCTGAATGCACTTGCACTTGCAACTTCACCTTCTCTGCCAACATTTGGTGCTATATAAATATAACCTCTTTCGCTCATTGGCTGTGCTGGATGTTGCTTTAATGTATTTATCTTTTGATAGTACTTTGGACGCGGTTCTCCTCGCACAGTCATGTCTAAACCTGTTATTTCATCGACATTTTTCATTGGAAAACGTTCTTCACCGTCCTTTTCACCTACAGCAAAAATTACCATAGTACTTTCTTGATTAAAAGACTTTTTATACGAATCTATTAAGTAAGGTTGTGGTGCTAGTATAATTTTATCTGCAGGTATCTCATGTAATTGTTGCATTACTTCTGCTTTTTCTTTAAAATTAAAAGGACTTTTGCCACCATCTACTTTGTCAGATGTAGCAACGTAAACTTCAGCATCAGGGAAAGTTGCTTGAAGTTTCTTGTACACTTCAGCATGATGTGGTAACATCGGTTGGAACCTGCCTGGATATATTACTACTTTTTTCATAGTTCTACTATTCTGACCTTTAGTGGAGTTGAACCTTTTAATAATCTATGATATGATAATTTATTGATATGTATTGTTGAACCTGGACCAATTTCTTTTGGTAGTTGATTGTCGAATTGAAACTTCCAGCCTACACCTTCTAACACTTTGACAAATCTTGTTTTTCTGTCTCTGTGCCATACTAACTCTTCGTTGTCTACGGATAAATCAAATATACGTTCGAATACGTTTTGTGTTATGCTTGTTTGTGTATAAGGCTTAGACATATTTTTACCACCACTTGCCACCTTTAACTAGACCATAACGTGGAAGTCTACATGCCCAATAACCTGCTTTCATCTTATCGTTTTTCTTTTCACAGTTGTGTCTAGCCGCAAATGATTTTGCTCTCTTTTTGTTTCCTGATTTTGTTTTTAATCCTGCATCACCAAAACTAATTTTCTTAACTCTGCCTGTTTTAGGATTTTTAACGTAAACTTTGTATTTTTTACCGCCACCGGAACTTCTCATCGGCTTGTTAAGTTTTACTTTCTTGCCATTGTATTCTGCTTCGTTGACGTCTATATCTTCTTTGTTATAACTTGGCGAAGTTCTCTTCATTGCATTACGTCTTAATCTCATCAAGTCTTTGCCTAACTTGGTATCTTTACTTGCAACTTCACCGTCCATTGATTTGAACTGTTTGCTGTCTTTATCAAACTTAAACTCTTTGCCTCTTCTGTCTTTGACAACGTCAGCAACACCTACGTCTTTGAATACTCTTTCTTCTAGTTTAACATCGTACAGCATTTTAGCAACTAATTTAATCATGTCTGCTTTTTTAGGTTCCACACTTTCTAATTCGGCGTATAGTTCTGCAGGACTTAGCTCACTCCATTTGTTATCATCGCCTAATGCTTTGGCAAGCATTTTGGCAACAATCATTTCACCTTCATTTGAACCTTGGTCCATTGCTTCACCAAAGGCTAATTTAGATGCTTTACCTATTAGTTCGCCTCTTTGTGCTCTGCCTAAATGTGGATAGTCTGCTTGTACTTGTTGGTATGCTAATCTAGGATCATCCATGTGCTTCATGTAACTGGCAATTTGTTTTATAACTTCTTCGTCACCCGGGTAGTTATCCTGTGCTTGTTTCCTGTCTGCTTGACGTTCGTCGCTTCTAACTATGTCAACCCATTCAGCACCTGTCATTTCACCTTGGTCACATCCGTAATTACCCCAACCATCGCAACTATCTTCTTCCTCTTCGTAGTCAGCATCTGGGTAACCACTTCCAGCACAATTAGGACATATCCCCTGTTCGACCATTTCATGTTCATCTGAATTTCGAACATGGTCTAGTGCATCTTGTAATTGGTCGTATGCTTCTTTGCGTTCTTCTTCGTCATAGTAAGCATCTGGTTCACCAATCATGCCACTGTCATTTACGTCATCGTCTTCAATAAGATAAGGAATATCTAACCAAACAGTTTCACCATTTTCTAATGTTACTTTTTCACCTACGTCAGTGGCAAGCATTTCTTCACTTTCCCAATCTAATTCTGGGAGAGCACCTGCTTCACGTAATCTTTTTGCTAATTGAAATGTTTCGATGTATGCTTGACTGCCGTGTCTAAAAGGACTATCACAAAGTGCTATACCTTCTTTGACATGTTTTGCTAATGCTTGAAGTGATTCTGTTTGTGCTTCTTTGGACTCACCTACATAGTTCCACATGTAAGCACCTGCACCAAGATAGTCTCCACGTTCGTAGCCTGCCATTTCCATTGCATCATCACTGTCAATGCCTTTTTCTTCGGCCCACTTCATGATGTAATAAGAACGTTGCGATGGTGAAACATCGGCAAATTGTGCTACGATATCTGGATCTGCTTTTCCTTCTGTGATTAGTTCGAAAAATTTCATGGTTGTATTCCTTGCGTTACAACTATTTATCACAAAAAGTAAATTTTTCTAAGAATCGTCTTCGGTTTTAGAAACGTAAACCAACTTCACACCTCTACGAGCAAGTTCATTCCTACATTTTTGTTTGATCTTAGGCTTTTGTCCATTATTGATATAGTCAATAAGGTCTTCCTTAGACTTACATTTGATGTAGTCATGCTTCATAGTGACTGTTTTGGTTTGTTTGTTGAATTCTTTGAATGATGGAGAAAATTTGACTGGCATAATTATCTCCCTTGTCCTCTGTATTTTTTATGAGAACGTTTTTTTGACTTGTTCATTGTGGATAGGGAAATTTTTGTACTTCTACCTCTCCCACCTTGACCGATACTACTGCATTTTCTAGTTGGTTTAATTGTTGTTGTTCTGTTTGCTGTTCTTGCCATTTTCCTCTTTGGTTAGTTTTGATGTATCTATTTATTTTTCTTTAATCGACGTACCTCTTTTTCTAGGTCATTTATTCTATCAGCCAATCTTGGATATTGTTGTAGCCATTTATCTTCTCTAGAAAGTATTTCTATATCGTATCTTTTAGCAACCCATGCCATGAGATTGTCTAAATGTTTTTGAAACCAAACACCAACTTTTGTGTTTTTAAACCATGCATAAAAACTACTGCCAATTATACTAGACAATATACTTTTAAGTGTTAATATGAATAACCAATGCATTACTTACTCTTCCTTGTGGTATTGCTAACATTCTTAGCCTTACCTCTTCTATTTTTATTAGGATCGTTTCTACGTTTTTTCCTAACTGCGGCGGCTATTGCCTTTTTGCCACCCTTGGCTCTTAGACTTGCGGCTCTGCTTTTGCTAAGACATTTAGGTTTACCTTCACCTTTTTTGCTGTCACCACATTTACCAATACGTTCGCCTTTGGTATTGTAACGGTCCCAACCACCGCCTCCGGCGCCACCCTTCTTGCCTTTGCCAAACCATGCTCTGAGATTTTCTCTCAAATCTATTTGACTCATTACATCATCAATTACTTCTCCTGATGACACAACATCTATAACTCTGCCATTAGCAAAGTTTCCTATACGTTGCCCGCCAACTTCCATATTTGGATCTATGATTTCGTCGACACTGAGAATTGAAAGTTCACTGTAAATCTTTTGTTCTAGTTCTTCTTTGTTGTCAGCATACAATTTCCAATTGTCACCACCAAACTCATCTAACAAATAATCCACAGCGGCATCACGGATAATGCTTCTTTCTTCACCTTCGTTAATTTCACTTTCATTCTTTACACAGTTAGGCACACGTTTTCCGAACATGGTTTTCATGCCCTTCTTCTTGTAGCCTTTCCAGCAACGGGTTCCTTCTGTGATTTCGTTAATCTTCATAAGCCATCTGATTCCTTTCACCCCACTCTAGACTTACTTCGTCCTCATCAATTGGACCGCCTTTTGCCCATGTGTGGCATGTTCTCAAACTGTGACATTTAAAATGATGCATCCAGCAGTAACCTAGTCTGCCGCCATCTTCGTCATCACTAACTGAACCTGGCATACATTGTTCCATTCTAGGTGATATGTCAAATGCTACACAATTACCGCATAAACTTTTCTTTGCGGCTTCGACAGTGGTATCCCATTCATCAGCAACACCTTCCCAATAGTCACCTGGCTCATCTACATTAAGTGGACCGTAGTTGTACTTGTCTTGAACAAAGTCTCTGTTCTTGGTGTTGAGTTCAACATCTTTGGTTGCTAATGGACAACCTGATTCTGCCGCTTCAACAATATTGATGTATTGTCTTAATGTTTTCATTTTTTCTTTGAGTTGCCCCAATTCTTAGCACCTTTCTTTCTGCATTGTACCAATGCACCACTGGCGTAAGCACTAGGCCAAACTTTGTATCTTGATTTTACTTTGTGATAACAAGCATCTTTTTTACCTTCTGCTTCATCTATGTGAACAATCTCACCTCTACAACTAGGACATTGTTCAAAAGGTATAGACTCTTGTAATTCTAATTGTAACACACTGCCTTTTTTCTTATGCTTGTGATCTCTTACACTGACAGTTTTACCAATTAATTTTGCTAGATGTCTGATTAAACCAATGTCGTCATCTGCTTGTTTTTTTAGTTCTGATAAAATAGTATCTATAATTTGAGTTCTATCAGCAACTAGAGTGCCTTCATCCATTTGACTTTGGATGTCTGCTCTTTTGTTTTTTCTATCGTAATCTTTTGGTGATTTGTGAGCACCGGCACCACTTTTGTTTCTAGAATGTTTTGCTACCGGATTTGATATCTTGGGACTATAAGGCTTTTGCTTTTGTGGTTTGCTTTCACCTACAAGTTTTCCCCTCATTGGATGAGGTGACTCATGTCCTTTGTTAGGCTTGATCTTTTTGGGTTTAGGATCTTTAGCCTTTACTTGTTTTGCCTCGTTTAAGAAATCCTGCAACTTCACTACACATTCTCCATTCTGACCATTAACCTTTCTGCACGTTTGGTAACTTGTCTATACCAACGGCTGTCTCTACCTTCTACACCTGCACGTTTCCAATCACCTTCTTCAAGTGCCTTGCGGAAATTTTTAAAACCACCTAAACGTGTTCGGCCCATGTTGAACATCATGTTCACAAGTATTTCTTGTACTTCTCCTGGCCATCCATTAAACTGATCTCCGTATAGAGCAACACACTCACTAATTGCGGTGTCAAGGTCACGTTCAAAGACTTCTGCCACTCTCTGTTCAGATACGGGAGTTCCAACTGGTGCACCATGTTCTGGATCCCCTTCAATGACCAGATGTCCAACTCCGAATGTTGGTAGTCCGAGATGGTCGAGGTAAACTTCATTTACGACTCCTTCGTCAATTTTTAATTGTTCGAATACTGCTTTTCTATCCAATTTTCTATCCTTTCTAAATAATTTGTTAAACATTATGTGTGTATTTATCATTAAAAAGAAAATTCAGTCAAAAAAATGCCGGGACATACCCGGCACTTTCCACAATGTGTTTATTAAACACTGCCTGCGTCTGTGATTGAACCGTAATCTTTGATTGTGAGATCATCAGTTACAACTAACACTGTCACAGTTGCAGTACCGGAACTAGCCGAACCTGCATCAACTGTGCATGTTATGTTAGAAGCAGAACTGTAAATGTGTTGATAATTGCTTTGGAATTGAAAAGTTTGCGTCATATCAGCATCATCGGCTTCGAACAATCTGTCATCGTCACTACCGTCACCAACTTTGATAGACGTACTAGCATTAGCACTAACCCAAGGACTGCCAACATCTACTGTTACACCGTATATCATAGCATTTGCTGGAATTTCAAACAATGTGGATGTACCATTATTGAATTGAACTTCTGTGCTAACATACTGTGCTACTGCTGTTGTCTGGGCATCAAATTGACCTTTGGTAAGGAATGCACTTGCCACTGTGGCATTAGCACCTCTTACTTCTACTAAAGTAGAACCATCATTGTCAGTGAAACTGAAATAATTGTCATCTGTGTCTGTTAGTATTTTTAGTCCTCTTTTGCCAAATTGGACTAAATTTGCTAAACCCTTCAATGCGAAATTGTTAATATCTGCCATTGTTGGTTACTCCATTATATAATCGATTATATGTAGAATGTCTACACTTGTTATTTATCAGATTTTGCTAATGACATCAGCAAAGAAGTCTTTATATAATTCAATGCCTTTGAGATTTGGATGGCAATCTCTTTTACTGATCCAAGTTTCTTCTCGTCTGGTCAAAAACTGCAATGGTTTGTTGTTAAGAAATCTATTGAAACAATGATCCATGTGAGGATATTTAATTTTGTACGGAACTTCATTTATCATACAAAACTTATCATCAATATCTCTTTCACTGGCATGACTGTGTATGAACCCCCACATCACTTCGGCTCCTTTGAATAAATTTTTATAATTCATTGCAACTTGAATTGCTTGAATTGTTTGATAATGAAATCCAGTGATCACAGGTGCAACACCAGAACCATCTCTTTCTATGTTACATTTGCTTATATAATTATGATTTGAATCAAGCCCTGCTCTTGAATTTGTTAAAAGTACTTTTTGTTGTAGTATCCAATGTTCTGAGTTTTTTATGTATTCAGGATCAGGACTATAAAAACTTGATAATTTTCCGTCTCGATAATCATAGTAAGGAATTCTGTCATCAATAGTAAAACCAAAAATCAAAAGTGGTTTCTGTCCTGGATTTTTTGTACACCAGTCATTTATATGCAGTACTGGTTGTAATGCAATAGTGTAATTGCATGATCCACCTTCTGCCAAGTTTGCCCAAGGAATGCCTAATTGTTTGCCCAACAATCCGGGCCATGTGTTTGGTTCAGTGATTTGTAAAATGTTCTTACAACCTTCTGTAAAACTGTCACCACTAGCAATAATATAATCGAAATTCATTTAATTATTTAGTTGACATGCACTCATAATGGTAGTATAATTTAGCCATGTTTGACCAATCTTTACAACGTATCGGATTTTGTTGCAAGTACCTTGATCCGGATCAAAGCCAAAAGCCTAAGATCCTCAAGGAGATACAACAAAACTACACCGAAAAGGTAACTACAGTTGCATGGTGCAAAAGACAAGAAAAGTCTGTTGCAGAGCAACGTATGTTGGATCTCATTGAACACAACATGCAGAGTGCATACAACCTAGTTGAATGGGTTGGCAGTTTACCTGAAAATAGGAGAATGGTCAGACTTGGAAGTAATCAAATACCTATGGCTACTGAGCCAACTTATCGCTACATGTGGGACGATCCTGATAATATTAGAATGCTGGAGAAAGGATTCGCCAAGGTGGGCCAATTGGCTCGTGATCTTGATGTGCGTATCAGTTTCCATCCTGGGCAGTTTTGTGTATTGGCTAGCGACAAACCTGATGTTGTGGAACGAAGTATTGACGAATTTGAGTATCATGTAAACATGGCCCGTTGGATGGGTTATGGCAAAGAATTCCAGGACATGAAGATAAATGTACATATATCAGGTAGACAAGGTGCCGAAGGTATTATCAAAGCATTACCTAAGTTGTCGCCCGAGGCCCGAAACACAATCACTATTAAGAATGACGAAATGTGTTGGGGACTAGATGAATCACTAAAACTAAAGGACCATTTGGCGTTGGTGTTAGACATACACCATCATTGGATTAGAGATGAAGAATACATACAACCAGAGGATGACAGAGTTAAAGCGGTTATCGACAGTTGGCGTGGAGTTCGTCCTGCTATGCACTATAGTTACAGTCGCGACGAGCATTTACCTAGTGGTGATGATACCCACGTTGGCTTGCATGATATCGTGGGACTTCTTGAACAAGGTCATAAGAAACAAAAACTAAGAGCACATTCAGATTACTATCCTAATGAAGATGCAAATGCATGGGCACTAAGTTTTTGGCAAGACTTTGATATTCAGTGTGAGGCAAAGGCTAAGAATTTGGCGAGCGAACAGTTGTGGCGCCAGGCTATAGATTCTGAATTGATAACACAATATGACTCCGGAGTCTAGTGTTGACTGATTGGGGAACACCGAGTTCCTTTTACTATCTATCACATCTTGATGAGCGGTGAAATATTTTACAATGTCAACTGGTTCAATACCAATCAGTTACTTTTATTTACAACGAAACAAAAAAATGGTATTGAAATAGCGAATTTTTGTTAAATATAGCATTGGAGACCGTATATGACCTATGTAGTTAAAGGAGAATGTGTAGATTGCAAACATACCACATGTGTTAAAGTATGCCCTGTAGACTGTTTTTATGAGGGTGAAAATACTTTGGTCATAGACCCAGATGTTTGCATTGATTGTGCAATATGCGAACCTGAATGCCCTGTTAATGCTATTGTTAGTGATAGAAAATTAAAACCAGAAGACCACCATTGGTTAGATTTTAACAAAGAAATGAGCAAGGAATGGCCCAATATACGAAAAGTTAAAGATCCAATGCCTTCATTTGAAGAAGCCGCAAAATACACTGCTGACGAACAATGGGCTAAAGTTAGCAGGATTCCATTCAAAAAAATAGACTAAATATCATACACTTATAAAAAACTTGACACAACACAATCAATTTAGTATAATATAACAATATATACGAAAGGAAATTGTATGTTGACTGTAAAAGAAGTGCTGTTGAGTTTGTTAGTGAGCTATGCTCCTTACAATGTAGACGGCGTAAGAATCGACGTAGACCAAGCCATGTGTTTGGCAACAAATGTATATCAAGAAGCAAGGGGAGAAACACTTGCTGGTAAAAGTGCTGTAGCACATGTCACACTTAACAGGGTAGAACACCCGAAGTATCCAAACAACGTTTGCGATGTAGTTTATGAAGCCGTTCATTCAGAATGGTGGTGGACTGCAAGAGGCAAAAAAGTTCCTATCAGAGACAAATGTCAATTCAGTTGGTATTGTGATGGCAAAAAAGACGATATCTATTTGGCTACAAAAGAGGGCAAACTAATAGAAGGTAATGTGAATGCTTGGAAACAAAGTGTCCAGGTTGCATTATTGGCTATGAAAGGTGTTACAATAGACCCAACAAGTGGCTCAACACATTATTACAATCACAATATCACTACACCCCACTGGGCAAATGTATACCCAGTAAAGGCTGTTCTTTCAAATCACACATTCTGTATTAGAAACGATTAAAACAGTATTTTAAGATAAATACTCTTGTAGACACAGGAGTAATTATGTACGAATACAGATGCAAAGTCTTGAAAGTCATAGACGGTGATACAGTAGATGTAGATATAGATTTAGGTTTTGGCATTGTTCTCAAAGATGAACGTGTTAGACTAATGGGCATCGATACACCAGAAAGTAGAACAAGAGACAAAGTAGAAAAGAAATTTGGTTTGGCAAGTAAGGCTAGATTGAAAGAGATGCTTGACAACAAATCGGGACCAATCCTAAAAACTCAAATCAATAAAAATGGTGAAGACATGAAAGGTAAGTTTGGTAGAATACTTGGCGACTTTAATGTGTATTGCCCAAAGACAGATTCTTGGAGAAGAGTTACTGAAATTATGGTCGAAGAAGGACATGCTGTAGCATACTTTGGAGGCAGTAAAGATGAAATTCAAGACAAGCATATGGCTAATAGAAAGAAACTGATTAGAGAAGGTCATATTCAAATGACTGAGGAAGAAGCCGGATTAGTATAAACATATTTACAGCAAAACGTAAATATAAATATGCTAAAACCAGAAGACCTATTTTTAGAAATACCAGAACTTTCATTACCTGAAAAATTTTATGAAGTCCAAGAGCCTTTTACCAGCGAGTTGCAACAAAAGGCTAATGACTTCATGTCTGGATTAAATCTTGATAGTAGTGGAAGTGCAAACTTTATTACCACTACTAAAGATTCTCCTTGGGAAACTGCAAACATTCATCCTGATACAGCAAAAGAATTACTAGAATGGTGTAGGTCTCACTTCAATTTAAAATTTTGTAATGTATATTTTATAAGGACCAAGCCAGGACAATGTGGACCATGGCACAGCGAAGGCCCAATTTTTAAAAGTAGAAGATGTGCATTAAATTTCTTAGTTTCAGGCGAGCTAGGAAAGTGTAAAGCACAATGGGGAGTCCACAAAACAATAGATGCCCACCCAGAAGAGATTGAAAAGCATTTTGCTGGAGCAGTTCCAGATGAAGATGTAGAAGTGATTGCAGAATATGTATCAAGGAAACATGTTCCATTCTTTTACAATACAGCATGTTTACATAGATCCTTTAACCAATCCACAGACCAATCTAGAACTATATTAAGTGTTTCTCTGTTTGACACAATAGGTGTTGCAGAAATCAAAAAAATGTTAGATAAAGGAACATTGTTAAAATGAAATGGCAATCAACATTAGGATATTTTCATTCTGATAAAGCATCTATTGTAGAATTGCTTATTAAGGATAATGTTACGAATGAAACTAATTGTGTAGAAATTGGTGTATTATGTGGAAAAAGTTTAATGCATTTAGTGGAACACAGCAATCCTAATCATGTGTATGCAATTGATCCTTTTGAAGGAACACAAACACAAGAATTAACATTAGATGGCATACTTATGGTAGAAGTTGATTTTTCTAAATCATATGATTATGACAAAGTATGTAAAAAGTTTGAGGATTATGAAAATGTATCTGTGATAAAAGGATATTCCCCTATGTACGACTTGGAGTTGCCTGATATAGGTTTTGCTTTTATAGACGGCAACCATTCTAAAGAAAGTGTAATTAAAGATGCAGAATGGATTTACTCAAAAATGCCTAAAGGTTTGATAGTATTCGATGATTATGCATTGGAAGGTGTGGCAGATGCAGTTGAAGAATTTGCAGAAAAATATAGTTTAACAGTGCATAAATCAAATCCACCTAGTGTACAAACAACTATTGCCTGGATTTTTGTAGAAAAAACTTGACTTTTCATAACTACTCTGTATAATACAAACATTACAGGAAAATACTATGCTTATTGAAGTTATTAAAGAAAACGAAGTTGTCAGTTGCAGACTTACAACTGGTGAAGAATTAGTTGCAAGACTAAAGAAAGATAAAAGAGATGACGGGTACGTCGAACTTGATACACCTTTGATTGTAGGTAGAAGTGCTGAAGGCTTCGGTCTAATGCCATACATGATGACAGTTAATCCAGAAGCAACTGTCACCATCAAATTAGAACATATTTTGACTGTGGCTAAGACCAATGATGAAATTAGCAAAGGTTATACAAAACAAACATCAAAGATTGAGACACTATGACAAAAAGATTTTACTCTGGGAAAACTTACAGCCATGCTACAGGGCATAGTTGTGCATTTAGGCAGTGGAGAGCAGATAGCCATTGCAATTTAATTCATGGATACGCATTACAGTTTGAACTAAAGTTTGGGGGAGAACTAGATGAACGTAACTGGATTGTAGACTTTGGTGGATTAAAGCCATTAAAGAATTGGTTAGCAGAAATGTTTGACCACACATATCTAGTAGCAGAAGATGATCCTGAATTGGAAACATTCAAAGAACTAGAAGCAAAGAAACTAGTTGATTTGAGAATTGTACCAGCAACTGGTTGTGAAAGATTTGCTGAGATGGTATTTGATTATGCCACTAACTTAGTAAACGAACTAACTGATGGCAGATGTTGGGTACAAGAAGTAACAGTTAGAGAACACGGACATAACAGTGCAACTGTTGAACTAGCAGACACTCAGAGAATGAGGTTTCTAGAAAACGTCCAGTAATAGGCCTTATTGTGGTGCCTGCTTGAAGTCAAAGACGTTTGGTGGATTCAAAACACAATACATATATACGATGAAAGAACTATGACTAGTGTAGTTAAAGAAAAAGGTACTGACGGGTACCTTTTTTTATGGCAATGCAAACCAGATGCTATCATAAATCACATTTATAATAGATAAATACATTTACTATGTTGTTTGGTCTACTAACATTATTTACAGCCCTAGCCATCGCCGGTGTTGCCGCGTGGTTCAGTATTGCTGGACTTATGGCTATTTTCAGTGCCTCTGCAATGCCTATTGCAATTATGGCAGGTACACTGGAAGTTGGAAAACTTCTCACGGCTAGTTGGCTATATCGATACTGGAATGAAACCAGTTTACTACTTAAAACATATCTTACCTCAGCAGTATTTGTTTTGATGTTGATTACATCAATGGGTATCTTTGGATATCTCAGTAAAGCACATCTAGACCAAGCAGGTGTCAGCAGTGAAGCATTTGCTAAAGTAGAAAGAATACAAGGTCAAATTGAACGTGAAGAAAACAAAATTGAAATATTAGAAGATAGAATTTTAAGTTTGGGTGGCAGTGTAGATGTTAGTGACAGTATAACACAACAAGAAACAATCAGAGATGGTGCATGGTCTAGAGTACAAGGCGATATAGATTACAACCAAGCACAAATAGAAAGTGTAAGAAATCAACTTACACAAGACTTATCAGTATTAGATGCTAGACTAGAAGCATTAGACAAAGCAGTAAACGATCTTAGAGCAAAAGGTGTTGAAGTAGTAACACTTGATGAAGGCGGTGCTTTTAGACAAGCAGAAACAGAAAAAATAGATTACATTGCACAAGCCAATGAACTATTTGAAAGCCAAAAGCCTGAAAGGGATAGAATACAAGAAGAAAAAGAATCTCTCAGAACACAGGCTACAAAAGATATTAAAGTATTCCAAGATGCTATAGACTCATATAGAGAACAAGCACAAACAACCATTAATGATGCCAATGCAGAAATTAACAGATTAAGGAATCAAAGTACAGACCAACAAGACACAAACCTACAGAAGATAGACGAGTTCAACACACAAATAGATGGAATATATGATACGATTGCAATTTATAAAGATGAAAAATTTGAAGCAGAAAGTATTGTAAGAGATTTGGAAACAGAAGTTGGACCAATTAAATATGTAGCACAATTGATTTATGGTGGTGATAGCCAGAACTATTTAGACCAAGCAGTTAGACTTTTCATATTGATGTTAGTGTTCGTTTTCGATCCACTAGCAGTCGTATTGGTTATTGCCGCCAACCAAACATTACTCAGATACGGTATAAACTTAGAGAAAGGGGGACCTGACGATGACGGAAGTAAATCCAGCGACAGCAACGACGATGCCGATACAAGCACCGAAACAACCGCTGATAGACCGACCGATGGAGAAAACAGTAGTGAAGATTCTGCCGAAGGAAGGAGTTCAGCAGACGACAGTGTACACTTACAACAAGTGGGGACAACTGGACTCGACAGTAGTTCACAGCAAGACAATCAATCTGTTGATTTAAATGTATCAAACCCACCAAGTGCAGTTGATGATGCCGCTACAGCAATGGCGGAAAGTGCGGCAAGGATAAAAGACAGGGAAATAGCAAAACTCAAAAAAGAGTTAAAAAAGAAACCAAAGGAAGTTATAAAAGAAGTAGAAAAAATTGTTGAAGTAGAAAAAGAAAACAACATAGACATAGACCTTACTCCGCCTAAAGCAATACTCGACCTAGAGAAGAAAATACAAGAAAGGCTGGATAAGGATGGCAAGTAAAGAACAACTACAACAAGCATTAGATAGCCTTTGGGAACGTTATGGTAACATGTTAGCAATGTTAGATGATGCTGTAACAGAATTGGATAAGAAACCAAAGGAAACAATTAGAGAAGTAGTTGTGCCTTTATCACAAAAGCAAGAAAAAATTTATAGGCAAAAAATACAAGCATTAGAATCCGAAATAGAAAAACTTAAAAATAAACCACCAGTTGAAGTAATCAAGGAGGTTCCGGTTGAAGTCGAGAAGATTGTTGAAAAGGAAAAAATTGTTGAGAAACCAGTCGAGGTCGAGAAGATTGTCGAGATGGTTAAAGAAGTTGAAGTACCCGGACCAGAACGAATAGTTTATAAAGAAAAGGTTGTAGAAGGACCAAGACGTACTCAAACAGTTGAAGTTCCTGCAACAGGTGACTTGCGTAGTGCCGCAACACTAATTGCAAACAGTGAACTTAATGTAAATGATTTAAGCACAGAAGAAATACTCACTATGTTGAAGGATTTGAGTGCAGAAGAAGTAAATAATAAGTTAGGGTTCTGGGCAGTGCCTTTACCAACTAACGATGAAGATGACAGCGACACAGACACTAGGTATACTATAAAAAAATGAGCGAATCAGAAAAGAATTTAACATGTAGTTTTTGCGGAAAAAGTAGAAACGAAGTTAAAAAACTAATTGCAGGACCTAATGCTTATATTTGCAACGAGTGTATTGGTATAAGTCACAAAATTATTAATGAAGACGAGACTATAGACGAGTTTGATTTTGCAAATATACCCACCCCGGAAGAAATTTATAATTTTTTAGATTCAGTAGTAATAAGTCAAGAATATGCTAAAGAAATTTTAAGTGTTGTGGCATATAATCATTACAAAAGAATATTTTTTGAAGACGAAGATCTTGAAATAGAAAAGAGTAATGTTATGATGATAGGCTCAACTGGATCTGGAAAAACATTATTGGCTAAAACATTAGCAAAGAAATTAAATGTTCCTTTTACTATAGCAGATGCAACTACACTGACAGAAGCAGGATATGTAGGTGAAGATGTTGAAAGTGTAATAGAAAGGTTGCTGTCACAATGTAATTGGGAAGTATCAACAGCACAGAACGGTATTGTGTTCATAGACGAAATAGATAAAAAGGCTAGGAACAGCGAATCAAACACTAGCACAAAAGATATTAGCGGAGAAGGTGTACAACAGGCTTTGCTAAGACTCATAGAGGGAACAGTAGTAAAAGTTCCTTTGGGCAACGGAAAAAGACAAGACTATGTCGAAGTAGATACCACAAACATATTGTTTATTTGCAGTGGTGCTTTTGTGGGTATTGATAAAACTGTAAATGCAAGAGTAAACAAAAAGAACATGGGCTTCAATTCAAAATTACAAACAAATGAAAATGAGGAATGGCAAAAGCATGTTGATCACAGAGACTTAATTTCATTTGGTTTGATTCCCGAGTTTGTTGGCAGATTACCAAACATTGTTACACTCAATGAACTAGAAGAACAACATATGGTGAAAATTTTAAAAGACTCTAATGCAAGTATTATTCCACATGTTCAAAAATTATTAGAATTTGATGAAGTAGCATTAGAATTTGAGGACAAATATTTTACAGATGTAGCCAAATTGGCTAAGAAAAACAAAATAGGTGCCAGAGGTTTGAAAACTATTGTGGAAAATAGTTTACACAACATCATGTTTAGAGGCCCTAAACTAAAAGATTCAGGCGTGGTCAAAATTAAATTCAAACAGTATCCTACGAAAAATGTTGACACACATCCACTTTTATCATATAATAATGGTAATGAAGTGCTGGATAGCGAATATAAAATTAAACTAAGAGGTTAACTTGAACAGAAACAGAAACAATCAACAGAATAAAAAATTTACTAAATCGTATAATAACAAAAACAGACCACCAAAGAAAGAAGAACATTATTTAGATTCTTTTAAAGCGGCTGTTGAAGTTAGAAACGGTGATGTAAATAAAGCAATCCGTATTTTAAAGAAAAAACTTGAACGTGCAGATTTCCAAAAGGAATTAGCCAAGCAGGCTTATTATGAAAAGCCAAGTGAAAAACGTAAACGTAAAAAGCAACAGGCTAAGAAACGTTGGGAAAGATATGTTCGAGATGCAGAAGCCAGAGGTGATATGCAACAAGCAAAACTAACTGGTGTAAAATGGATGAAGAGTAAACGTAAGTCTAGAAAGATGCGTGACATTACAGAACGTCAGCAACAAAGACAACGTAATCTAGGGCATTATTAATGAAAATTGCCGTAGCCAGTGGAGGGTTTGATCCACTACATTCGGGTCATATCAATTATTTACAGTCAGCGTCAGCACATGGTGATAAATTAGTTGTGTTAGTAAACAGCGACGATTGGCTTACTAGAAAGAAAGGCAGACCTTTTTTACCATTTGAAGAACGTTCTTTGATTGTTGAACGTATGGATTGTGTAGACAATGTTTACAGTGTAAACGACAAAGATGGAAGTGTAACACAAGGTCTAATTGATGTAAGAGATGCATTTGGTCGCGAACACGAATATGTATTTTGCAATGGCGGTGACAGAGGAAAAGATAATATTCCTGAAATGCAAGTAGAAGGATATGAATTTGAATTTGCTGTAGGCGGAGACAATAAAGCAAACAGCAGTAGTTGGATATTAAAAGAATGGCAGTATCCAACAGAACGCAGAGTTTGGGGCGAGTTTAGTGACTTGTTTCAAGATGACGTAGTTCGTGTAAAAGAATTGATAATTGAACCAGGAAAAGGCATCAGTTATCAAAGACACTTCAAAAGAAGTGAAATGTGGTTTATCAGTAAAGGTAGACTTAATGTTAAACACAGTTTTAGCACACCTGATAATTTTCAAGTACACACTATAGAAAAGGATCAGTTCTTTCATGTTAAACAAGGTGATTGGCATCAAGCATTT